TTATCTTTATTTGCTTCAAACCAATCACGCACACCAAATTTGTTATGCATCATGTAAATATCATTTGCCCAATCAGACATCTAAATCACTCCATTTTTTAAGTTTTTCACGTTTATTCTTAGCGGCTTCTTTAACTTTATCCAAGTCGATTATATCATATTTTGCTAGAATGTCAAACATACATCCTAGATCTCCAATTTCTGTTTCAAGTTTTTCTTTATTCCCTTGTATGCCATATCGCTGTATTTTAGCGCATTCTTTAATTACTTCTGCACACTCTTCCATTGTAATGGTAAGCACTTCAAGTTTTTCCCTATTTGCTATCATCATTTTCTATATTTCCCTTTAAGTGTGCGATCATATCTTTAATGCGCAGTCGTTCTTTTTTAGCTTTAGTAACGTATTTGTCAGGTGCTCGTTCAGCTTCCAAGGCTTCTACGACTGTGTTTTGATAACGCCATGCGGCTTCAAGTTGGGCAAGTCTTTGTTGATTCATGCGAAAAAATCCTCTATTGTGTTTGTCTTCTCAGCAGACCATCCAAGAGCTTCAAGAATAGACTCAAGAGGACTGAGGAAGACTTTATTGAATTGAGTTTCATAATCCACGTACGGTTTGAGATTGAATTCATTAGGTAGAACCGCTGGGAACGATATGATATTTTCTTTGATTGGATTCGGTACTTTGAGATATACAAATTTAATCTTATCACCTGACGTAATCGATTCATAACGATTCGACAGACCATTTTCTTTGAGATACTTATTGTAGAGGATGCAACCACGAACATGCATTGGGCAACCTTTCTTGTAAGTACCACGAACTGTATACTTCTCGATGTTATCAGTACCTGAGTTACGACCAACATCTTCTGGTGGAAGATTAAAGAACTCAGATTTGAATTGAGCAATGAATTGCTGGATTGCTTCTTCGCCTTCATTCATGATAACCTTGAAAGATTCTTTGAGTTTATCACGGCAGACTTCCGGTGTTGATGATCTTACAGATTCAAGGCCGGTTACAGAGATTTTTGGAGTTTCGTAATGAACACCTTCTGAGTTAAGAGTATTCATAATGTATCGCTTCTTAGCAATGAATACAGATTTATCAGTAATCTTTTCACGTTTCATTACCATAGCTTGGCGATATGCACCCATCTTAGAAGCAAGATCTTTGTAACCGTTTTCGATTACTTCTTCAATCTTCATCTTACAGATCTTATCGAGGAATTCCTCACCTTTATTACGATCGATGTCAACAGTACCAAATGAAGCTTTAACAAGAGGACCAAAATCAACATAGATACTGTCGGTATCGATATAGATGATATAGTCTTTACCGTCAGTCTTGAGAATCTTGTTAAGATACTCGTTCACGGACTTTTGAGCATATCGAATTGAAAGCTGACCAGATGTTGTAATAGCTTCAGCCATATCGTTAATATAGTAAAGGAAGTAGATGTTAGCAGTGGCGCCATAAAGAGAGTTCATAGCAATTTTGATAGCCATCTGGTTGTTATGAAGCTGTGTCTGCTGAGATTGAAGTTGTCGTTTTTTAGCAGGATCGGTTTCATTCTCAATAGCTTGTTCTACTGCAAGCATTTCTTTCTTGATACCAGAACGACGATTATAATATTCATCAATGATCTCAGGAATGATGCCGAGTTTGTCTTTACGGAAACATGCGCCGTTTGCACATACTGCATAATCAGTTTTGTTTTGATATGAGCCGTCGAGTACCATTTCTTGAGATACATATTCACGTTCGCCTTCGACATAAGTTTCAGGAGATAGATTATATTGCAGCATCAGGTGTGGATACAGAGAGTTCAAATCAAACGATACAACCCAAGGATGCATGCCGACTTTTGGATCTTTAACATAACCACCGACAAGTTCACCAGCTCGCTCGCCGGGTCCACCTTTAAGATGTGGAACAATTTTGTCTTTCATCAAACGGCGATATATTGTTGTTTCCCAAATTCCTACTGTACCAAATGCATCACTGAAGTTAACCCCACCGCCATAAGCAACAGTAAGTACAAGCGAAAGAAGTCCAGATTCATCTTCCATTCTTTGAATGAGCTGAGTATCTTTGAGGTTGTAGTCGAGATATAGTTGTGGATTTTGTTCATAAAGAGCATTAAGGTTTCCATATTCAGAGTAGTCCAATTTCTTCTCGCCGAGTACTACATGGGCGATATGATCGAGTTTGTAAGATTCTTGTGGACCGTACTTATAGCCAAACTTCTTGAAAGCATCCATATAGTCAATGATGGTCAGGCCAGATATGATATATGATTTCTGTTCTTTACCAAATTTGTTGATTGAGTGTGGTGAGATACGACCCCAAGGCGAAAGCTTCTTAGCCTTTTCTTCACCCATAAGTCGAATGATTCGAGTGACAATATATTGGATGTCGAAGTACTCGACGTTCCAACCTGTAACAACTTCAGGATATTCCATCTGCCAGATTTGAATAAATCTTTCAAGCAGTGCCACCTCGGTATCAAACTTCATAAACGAGATGTCGTCTGGATCGATACCTGTAATTGTTTTTGTCTTGTCGAAATCTTTACGACCGAGAAGATGATACGTACTAGACTTAGAAGATTTGTATGCAATCGAAGTGATTTCTTTGTCAGCGACATTGATGTCTGCATATCCATTCGAGATATCAACCTCGATGTCAAAAGAACAGATGTTGATCTTAGACATGTCAAAATCAATCTCGTCTGGATATTCTTCTTGAATAAATTGAGTGACGTAATTCATAGTGCCACAGATATCGAAACCATGTACATCTTTGTATTGAGTAATGAAATCACGAGCTTCGATCATGCTATTGAAACGAGTAGCACCGAGAGGCACATCACCAATCAATGATTTGTGAGTGGCGTTATCACGAGCACGAACATATAATGTTGGCTTGAATTTGACTTTGCGTTGGAATGGTCTGCCGTTTTCATAACCACGAACTAGAATGTCGTTGATAAAGCGTTCGACTGATGTGTAGAATTTAGACATATTCACCTGTTTGTATCATATATTTTACATTGTAACACATAATGTCCATTTTGTAAACCATTAAATGCGTGTTAGATAGATCATCCAAGAGCTTCCCCAGCCTATTGGCCAGTCTCCTCTTATGTAGTTGTCGTCCCATGTTTTCTTTCTATGTTCTAACTTTAAAAACCGAATATGGCCGGGCCATCTTCGTATAAATTTATCTCTCATCTTGATAAATCGTTCGGGCGCTTCGGGATATACGTCAAGATGTACTTCCATAGCAATATGATGTACCTTATTGAATAAGAAGTCATAGTTTTCTTTCATAAAGATATCATACTCACCACCTTCACAATCAACTTTTAAGAAATCAAGATGATCTATTTCGTATTCTTCTATAATCTCTTTAAATGATTTATGTGGTGCTTCATCTCCTTTAACACCAAACCCGTGATCTGAGTGGCCGATGAAGGCATTAATAGGAGTTACTCTTTGCTCTGCCGATCTTGAGATAGCAGGCATAGCATTGACCATAGTAGTGTGAAGAAGTTTAATGTTTGGTTCTACTGAATAAACATGTTTAGCACCCTGTTCGAGTGCTTTACAAGTAAACATTCCAATGCAAGAACCAATATCCATTACAATATCGCCTGGCTTTACTTGATACCACCAACCGTACGTGTCGAGATTGAAAAACTCGTGCACCATAGTAGCATAAGTATCTCTGTCATGTAAGTGAGTTGTAATGTATCTTTTAGGATCAAGAAGCTTCATTTTTCTTTCCAAGAATCCATCTCTGTAATTATGTCATCACCTTCTCGGTCCATAGCAATACCCAAGGCCAGTGTTTGAATATCTTCAATCAACCTCTTACAGGATTCCTTATCATATTCTTTACCGGAAATTTCAGCAAATTCGTTTCGAAGTCGATGAACTTGAATCGCTTTATCTTTCATAGCGTTTATTCTTTTAATAAGATCTTCTATAGAGTGTTGCATTGTAATCCTTTCTAGGCCGCTATTTCACTGAAGTTTTTAACCTTTTGAAATTTAATATGGCCTTCAAACTTGTCACCAAACTGGTCGCCACGGTGGCTAATAACGAAGATGTTATCTTCTGCATTTAGATTTTGTAGAGTTTCAATCAAGTTTTCAACACCTACACCATCCATTGCGCCATCAAGAGTTTCGTCAAGTACTAATAAGTTTGTCGATACT